CCTTTTGAGCTACTACCGAATGCTTGAATACTAATCACAATTAATCACCAAACATCTTGACGACTTCACCTGTTTCAGGATCTACGAATTCATTCGTAGGAGTAGGTTCAATATCAATCGTTTCTGAATTTGCGTTATTAGCAATCGTTTCAGCCACATCCGATTGAACGTCGATGGTTTCGCCTTCAAAATCAGGTGTGAGTTCTCCATCATTATCACGGATGACGGCGCCATCTGAGGTGAGAGCATTCGCCATATTCTGCATTTCAACAGACAAAATACCATATTTGCTTAGCAACTGTTTAAGTACGGTTTTAATAGCCATCGCATCGAAGTCAGTTTTCCAAAGTCCAAAACCTTTTTTATAAGTTTGAGAATACTTTTTAGCATGTGCTTCCATTTCTTCTTTAGTCATGTATAGGTATTGCTCGTACCCATTCTCTAATCGGAAATAGGCCATATATCCAACTACATCATTCCCAGTAGGCTCCCCTAATTCGAATTCACCTGTTAATCGATTCCGTTTCTTTATTTCACCCTCATAGATTTTAATAGCATTAATCTTTTTGTATTTGCCAGCTCTAATGGCTAGCTGAATATACCCTTTGTATCCCATTTGAAATTGGGCTTCATAAATTTTCTTTTTGCCATTATAAAATGGAACAATATACGCGAAGCCTAAATTTTGATTAATAGGAAGGTCTAGTGTGGCTGCCATAATGCCAGCAGTAACTACAGTCGTAGGGTCTGCCTTAGTTAAGAGTTCATTATTATTAGAAACAGAAATCAAACTAGATACAAATGCTGCTGACTTCTTCCCTAGTATTTCATTGAATCGTTTTTTTATAGACTCGCTCGATACTAAAGTCTTCAATGATTGAGTTTGTAATTGTGTTTGTGCTTTCGCAATTTCTCCCATTGTGTGCCTCCTATGCTACGTCTTCACATACAGCGTGTATGTTTAATTTAGTTAAGATACTATGAATTTCTAAGCGCCCTTTTTGCGTCCACTTAGTCGTGATTTTAGAATCTAAGCGACCATCACTTCTGCAGAATGTAAAGGTTTCTGATTTAGTAAAACCTTTAGCCATATGCTGTTTGTAGAGAATCCATTGATCACCGACCTTACGTTGTAGACCGGCTTCATGCAAAATTTTATTTAACTCTTGAGCACTAAGGCCATAGTCAGCTGCAATTTGAGTAATCGCTAAGCAGGATTTACTTGATAGAATTTTATCTACGTAATCCTTAACCGGTTTAAACTCCGCAATCTGCTGTTCTTGTTGTGCTACAATTGCTTTCGTTGCATTATGTGATTCTACCTCATCGGCATATGCTCTAAGAGCTTCAGGCAATGTCTGCGGAATCACCATAGAATAAGAACCTGTTTTTCTAATAGCAGGGATTACATCATGCGTAATCCAACGTTTGAATTCTTTGGCTTCAGGTTTTCGACTTGAAAGCACAAGATTATATAGTCCGTATTCGTTAATAGCAGCAATATCTTGTTTTCCTCCAGGGGTGTCCAGTTTAACCGACCCCCTTTCATCAGTATCTAGTCGGCTGATAGCATCTCGGTGCTTTGTGATTTCTAAACAATCACATACATCCTTAGCAACAAACATTAATTCGCCATCTACAGGAATAATCCGAACTTGTCCAAATCTATCGTTATTAAAAATTTGTAAATCAGTCATACTTACACCTCCTTAACCACTAGTTGTGGTTCTGATTCATCAACAATGAGCTTAATGGTTTGGCTATTAACAGGAACAAACTCAGTCACCGCTTCAGCGTTATCAATAAACACCGGAGCATTCACTTTGAAATAGCTAGTTAATGCGTTGATGATATCAAGGCCTACATTGATACGTGCAGCGTTATTCATGCTGCGATACGGAACTCCCTTATAGGTAGTTTCGCAACATTCCTCAACATTGCCGTTCAACATAACATTAAACATCTTGAATCGCGCTAGTTTGAATCTCGAGTTAATAACATCTTCTAGCATATTGACCTTAGCTTTGATGAACTCATCCATTAGATATGAGGCCTCATCCAACTTTGATTTTTCCGCTGCTAATTCAGCCTGCTGTGTTTCTAGTTCCGCTATACGAGTATCAATCCGTTTAGCCTCTTCGTATTTATTCAATTCAGTTTCAAGGTTAAAGCGGTGTTCTTTCGTTGTAGCAATACGTTTGTCTATGTCTGCAATTTCTTCAGAGTGATCAGTGTTAGATTCATCGAGTTTCATCTGCAACATAAACTCTTCTGCTTTTAAATCAGCATATATAGAATCATCATCAAGCACCGGCGCTGTTAGCGTTCCAATCTCATCATGTATTGTTTGTTTGACGAGTTCTTTCGCCTTAATAAGGGCCTCTAATGTTTCAATAGGCTCTAAGCTGGCATCTCTCTTTTTAATATTCTCAATGTCTTGTTGCTTCAGTTCAATAGACTGATTGATTTCTTCTAATCGCTTAGATTTTCTAAGGTTAAAATTCGTTTCAGCTTTTTCACGTGCAGCTTGAATTTGCTCTGCAGGAAGTTTTTGTCCGCAGGTTGGGCAGTTCTCATCGATATCCATTACAAATGCATCCGCATTAACCTGCTGACGTTGATGCATTAGCTCGTTAATAACGCTCTCGATATATTGAATATACCTATTGGATGTATCAAGACGATGCTTAGTATTCTCAACCTTAGAAGATAGATTGTTAAGTTCAGATACAACCATATCGTATTCATTCGACTTTAATGCAGATTGTTTTTTATATTCCATCTGCAGTTCACTTTCACGAGCCATCAATCGACGTTGTACATCTCTAAGCTCCGCTCTAGTATCAACAACCGCATGTCCATTCACTAATAATGCTTTGTCTGCCTCTAGAGTTTCTAGCGTTGTAGTTGCTAAGCTAATCTCCTGAATAAGAACGTCTCGAGGAGTATCAATGGTAGGTTTCCCGCGCAAGGCCTCATCAATTCGAACTGGAATCATATCCAGCTCTTTATTGATGGCGGTTTTCTTAGCAGCTACTACCTTTCGATGATCGTCTACACTATGGCCGGATAAGATATCAGTCAATGCTTTTAGCTCACTATATTCTGCAATAACATCCTCATCTGATATATCTCCGCACATCTCAAGTAATAGCTTTCTGCGGTTCTGCCAGGAATACGTTTCGTTGAAATACAACGGATTAGTAATTAATTTGAAAATATTTTCATCAACTAATGAATTTACAATCTCCTTATATTCCTTTTCTTTTTTAGGAACCCCATCGACAAAGTAGTCTGTCGTATGGCCTGTCATAGTGACTTCACCACCACGAGGGGATGAGTACTTCTCCCGGTACACGCGCTTTAATTCAACAGTGCCCCCTTCATCCAATGTAAAAGTGCCTGTTACCTCGTGATTGACTTTATGGATAGGTTCGCCAGCTTCAATAGTTTTAATTTCAAAATCGGCTCTGTCTAAGCTATCCTTACCGAATAACAGCCAGCATACAGAGTCAAATACAGTCGTCTTGCCGGTAGCATTATCTCCACGGATGATAACATCACCGTTGAAATTTATAGTAAAAGCTTTCAAACCTTTAAAATTTAGTAATTCTAATTTTGTGAGTTTCATAGTGATCTCCTATACAACATTAGCATCCACATCAATGGTATGAGGTTCAATCTTCAAACGATTGGCCCATTTCATCACTGTAGAGTGAATTTTATTGTCTTTTTTTAGTTGTGCATTCGCGAATAACTTCGCTTGTACTAGATGATTAATTTAGGTTGACCCTTTTTAACCTTATTACCAGTGGCTAGTTCTAAGCATGCAATAGGATTCATGTCATCATCCGTGACAACCACAATTGCTGCTTGCCCTTGAATGACACGGTCACGATATGAACCTACACAGTTCTTCAATCGCTTTCCATATGTCATTAAATCAGCTGCAGTCTTTGGCACCATAAAGTGCATCCCATTCATATCAGCTTGTAATTGAGGTTGAGCAGGCAATATTACATCTCCATATTCTTGCTTGTTGTAAATATTGACTACCACATCATGGAAGTCTTTTAACTTACAATCAGTATCCCAAACTTGGGATATATACTCCCTATTTATTTGGCTATACATGTTAACAATATCCTTAATATCTGACGATTCAGCATTTAACAGATACCTTAATAAATTGCGTTCCCCATAGCGCTTAGAAAGTTTAATCCACATATTCCGGATTTTTAAAGATTTAACACCCATACATTCACCAAAATGGCTGGCGTCAAATATTTTTGCAGATTCATTATCTGAATCTTTGTTCCTTTTAAGAGTTAATATTGTTCTACGGTTGTTTTCATCCTTAAAGATACCTAGCGTATCGGATAGTTTAACAATCATAGGGTCTTCGACCATCATACTACGTAACAATTTACTGTCAGGCGCTCGGTGATAAATCCGTAACGCTTCAAGAAAACCTATTCCTTTTTTAGTCATAGTTAATATTTCATCACTAAATGGAATATCACAAGCTGTGCAGCGCCAATAAAACTCGCCCCATCTGATGTTGCTTTTAATTAACTTGGTAATAGGCGGCATATCAGGGGCAGAAATCTTTAAAGCCATATTGACTAACATAGAAAGTCCATATCCTCCATATTCATCAATAGAGTGTGGGATGTAAATGCCTTTTATCTTATATCCACACTGCTCTGTTAAGCGCTTTTCAAACTCGAGACGCAATGCTTTAAATAGATGAGCCAACCGTGATTTATTAACATCGTGCACCGCATAAGATTTACCAATATATTTAAGCACCTTCATAATTGGTCTTTCGTGATCACGGATATAATCAATTGTCAAAAGATATTTGTTTTTGCGTTCATCAATATAAACAGCCTGTTTATTTTTAAAGTCAAATCGCAATATTTCTTTGTAAGAGCCGTCCTTTGATGTGCCATCCCAATATAACTGGATGCCTTTATATCGTATTCGTAAATCAATGAAGTTCTTATAACTTAGAACGTCAATCTGCATCTCTTCAGGAACCACTTCGTGTTCACTGTTGGCCAATAAAATTTTATGCGTAAATGGGTCGGAATGAATGCCACAATTTGGACAAGTATAGTACTTAGCTGCAGTATAATATCCTCTTCCCATATTGTATTTTCTATTCCAACTACCACCGAACGTATGTCCACAATCGCAGTGATGGATTGTGGTATACGAAACATCATAACCCTTTTCAATTATGATGCTATCGAACATTTTACGGATGTATAAACTTGACACAGTTTCCACAGAACACCACCGCCTTAATCGTCAAACATAGCAAAGAGGTCAGCGTTATCTTCTACACTAGGCTCAACCATTGGCTGTATTTCCTCTGTAGCTGGTTCATTATCAACTGGCGCAGGCTCTTTAGCTGTTTTAGATTTACGGCTACGTTTTGGTTTTTCTTCCTTTGCCGCATCTTCCGTTTTGCCTTTAGAAATGGCTGCCTTAGGAGGCTCGACCACATCAAAGGCTTTTACAATTGCATTAGACGCTTTCATTACACCTTCTGTATACGCTATACCCGCTTGGTATTCTTCAGCGTTACCAGGGTCCACTTCAATGGCCTTAAGTAATACGTCTAATGACTTTTTACATATATCAGCTTGCGCTTTGAATTGTTGTTTAGCCATATTTAAGCCTCCTTCTCTGCCATGATGGATTTTAAATCGGTGATAAGATCATCCGTTAAAGAGTCGCTAGACGGACGAGTGACCCCGTGCTTGCTAAAAATTGCAAGTGCTTTTTTTGCTTTTACCCCATCTTCGCCCATCCATTCACGGAATTCCTTATAAAAGGCTTTTTTATCTACCGGTTCAGCGGCAACGTCTAATTCTGTATCTTGTTGAGGGGTTTCTACTGGAGTCGGTTCTTCGACCTTTGTTGTTTCAGCAGGTTTAGGGGATGCAGCAGGTTTAACTTTTTCTTCTTTATTAAGTTTCGTCGGATTACCTTCGAAATCTGTTACAGGAATATCATCTGCAGGCGTTGACACTTCATTTTCTAAGATTTCTACCTTACAACCTTCAGCTTCAAGTTGATTTATACCTTCTGCAATCTTTTTACTACTTTTTTCAATTGCTTTCTTGAATGTATCCTCGAGTTTATTTTCTGCTAGTTCAAGACTGTTGCCTGACGTTACTTTAACAATTGGCTTTTCCGACATACATTGGCCTTGGCATTGATGATTTAATCGGTCGTTCCAATCTGCCACTTGCACAGCTAGATCGTCCAATGTGTTGAATTTAATAGTTAAGATATTTTGATTTTCCATGATATGTTCTCCTTAAAATTTAAATACTAGTTCAGTTAATCCATTTTCACTATTTACGGTTCCTACAATATTTTCATTAATACCTAAACTTCTTAGCTCATCTAAGACAATTCGAGCTCTTGAGATAATTACTTTTGAATGATTAAGATGGTGTTCTTTAAGATAAATAACGCCATTCACATTCTTTTCAGTAACAGGTAAAACGTGAATTTTACGATTTTCTTTATCTATGCCAACCTTAAGTCCCAAAGGCTTTCCTAGAGCTTTGTATGCATCAACACTTAGACCGCATGCGGAACCCCACATATTAAATCGTATTTTCGGAGGAAAACGTCCTGACCTATTAAAGAAATCAAAGTCTATATTTTTATTAGTTGTTGGCATAGTAACCTCCTTATGTGTTACAATTAATTTGGTTGTTTGACTGAAGCTCGTATCTCATTGCCGTGAGTACGGGCTTTTTTACATTTATTTTTAATGTGTTCGTCATGGCATCTCTTACATACCCTAATAGCTTTTCGATTTACTTCATCGAATATATAGCTATAGGTATATGGGATAATCCGTACGCCACATTTTGTACAATTAACACGCTTCATCTATCACCTCCATAAATAGCTACATATACGAGCATTGCTACTGCGAATAAGAACATAGTGCCCATTACTAAATCAGGAATAGCAAATCCTTGGACATCTGAACCTTCTAGTAGAGCCCCTATTAATACAGCAACTACAATAATTAACTTATTCATAACTCACTCTCCTATTCTTGCCTGGCATCGTTTAGCTAACCAGGCGTTAAATGAATCTAAATGAATTAAGCGTTTACCTCCACGCTGTCCAATCTTCATGGACGGAAAATCAAAGTCCTCAGCCCACTGACGAATGACAGCAGGTGCTACGCTGGCCAATTCAGCAGCTTCATCAACTGTGACGCAGAGTTTGCTTCTATCCATTATTTTCTCCTTCTGTAAAAAAAATAATATTTTGATACAATCACCTTGAAAGGAGGTGATTATAATGAAATTCAAAATGCCGGTTGACCCATTTAAAAATATGTCTGAATTATTTACTGTAATACGAAATAATAAAGTAATCGCTGACAAAGTGTATGGATTTTTCTGTTCTAGTAAATATCCAAACTCCATTCAAACATTAGAATTTTCAGATATAATAGAGGGCGATATCTTGGTTCATAATAAAAAGAACTACCATGTTATAGATGTAAAACCTTTAGGAATGACTGATGGTGTCCTTTTAAAATATGAAACAGACTATCAGCGTTCTCATAAACGCTCTAATGCAACCAATATATTTAACATTGGCACTATAAATGGAAATTCTATAATTGGATCACAAGAGAATGTTTCAATTTCTATAGATCAATCCATAAATTCAATTTCCAATCTAATTGACAATGACAAAAATATATCTATGGAAGAAAAAGAAGCGTTTAGAAAAATGCTCCAGTTGCTAGAAGTAAACTTAAGTAATGATATTCCCGTGCAAAAAGGTCTATTATCAAAATTTTCTGATGTACTCCACAAGCATCAACATATTGCTATCGCAGTTATGCAGATGCTATTTACTTTTGCTACCGCTCAGAGCAAATAATTCATCTATATCTTTTGCACATTTATTTTGAATTGATAAGGCTAATTGATTAATTAATGATGCATCTTTCCAAATAGATAATTTATTATTTTGTGATTCTTCTAGATTAGTTAGTGCATCAGATAACACAATTATTTTGTCAGATAATTCAATAATTACTTGTGGATCATCCACTTGTTTTTGCAACTCCGTCAATAGTTCCAGCTGTTGACGGAGTATTTTAATATATTTTTCCTCTTTCATTTAATGCCCCTCGCTACTGCCACTAACTTTGTTGGTGGCTTATATGTTTTTCCAATTTATGAGTTTTTAATCGATAGAGCTAAATCAGTTGTTTGTGTTGTACATATTTTCTCCTTTGTTAATTAAACATTTATCTTCACCTCTTGTTCATGTATAATTTTGATGAAAGAGAGTGATATAAATGAATAGTTTACAAATCACAAAAATTTGTAAAATACTAGGTGAGTTATTAACTGGACAAGAAATAACAATAATGTTTGCTAATTTAGGTATTAACTGTGAACTTCCTGATATCGATACAAAATGGAAACGTATTTATAATGGAGTCGCTAATGAATGTAATAAGAACAATTCCTACGATCCAATGATAAAAATAATTGAATACATTATGTCTCCGTCACTCTTCGTGGAAAGACAAAATGATTTTACTGATGCATTAGATTCATTAAATACACTTTTAAGTTTTATCGGGCTTAAACTTCTTCCTACAGGAAAGGTAATAAAAGTAACTCCTGCAACAACGCTAGACGAGGCTACCGAGGTTGTAAGTCGATTGAAAGCAGATCTGCATAGATTTTCAATTCATCCTCAGATACTTGCGTTCTGTAGACCTGAAATTATTTCAGAAAATCTATTCCATTTGATATTTGAATCTTGTAAATGCCTATTAGCAGAATTGCGCTCTATATCAGGATTAGATTTAGATGGGAGTACTCTAGTAAATCGATGTTTTGAAGGTTCGAATCCGATAATCGTTATGAATAAATTTCAAACTGATGATGAAAAATCAGATCACAATGGTCTCCGTTCGTTGCTAAATGCAATTGTTTATCTATACAGGAATCCCAAAGCACATACACCCAAATACCTAAGTAATGATACTTATCAATCAACTATTGAGGCATTAATTATTATTTCTAGAGCACGATATGCGCTCGAAAAGTGTGTCAGAAATTATACTCATAAGATTAATTGATTCTGCATTAACAAGATTTGTAGCCCCGTCTAAAACTATTTTTAATTTCGACTCAATGCCAGGTATATACATATCTGCATCGTCCCGATTTAAAAATATCAATCCATCTTTGATGCTACGTGATAGATTACCGTTCAGGTCTATTACGTAGTATTTTTTATTGTCGAATTGTGTTGACAACAAAACTACTTCTTTGATTCATCTCTCCTCCTTCATCTGTTTATTAGTATTACTTCCCTCACCTCCGCGTTTGCTATAATGGATATAGAAAGGAGGTGAGTGGAATGAAAAAACGTTATTTTATTACTTATGATTTGAATAAAGCGGGACAAGATTATGAAAATGTTATCCAAGCAATCAAATCGGCAAGTGATGGAGCTTGGTGTACATATTGGAAATCGTCCTATTTAATTAGATCTAATTATCAATCAGCCCAAGAAGTATCTGACAAAATAGCCAAATATCTAGATAGCAATGATAGGTTACTGGTCATAGAAGTAATAAATAATACCCAAGGTTGGTTACCAAAGGAGGCTTGGAAATATATCAACGAAACTATTTTTTCAGGTTAAGACCACTTGTTGATTTTTCGTAATATTTCCGATTACTGTCTTCAGAAAACCATTGATTACTAGAGCTCTGTTCACAGCAGGGCTCTTTTTTCATTAATGCCCAAATTTCTTCAGCAGTACCTTCTATAATGATTTTCATCGCAATCTCCTTTCTGTGTTAATAAATGGTTCGCATATCGCTCCTTTTGTTGCAAGTAAAGCGCGCTTTACTTTTAAATTAAAAAAATAATGTAGGAACAGGAACATTAAGAGCTTCTGATAGTGCATCCATTGTATCAGAGCGGATAAACTTAAGCTTTCCGGCTTCAATATTAACAATAGTAGTCCTAGAAATACCAGATATCCTAGAAAGCTCTTCTTGAGTTATATTTTTATTAATCCTACATTCTCTAAGCTTATTCATACGTCCTCCTTTCTTCATTTCAGTTGTCAAGCCCGCTTGACAGCCTTAGTATACTTTATCAAAAAACAATTGTCAAGCATGCTTTACAAAAATGTTTTTATAATGTAAACTTTACTTATCAAGAAAGGGGGATTCTACGATGTCATTAGGAGAAGCCATAAAAAAATATAGAGAAGATAATAATTTAACATTAGAAGAACTATCAGCAAAAACCGGTTTGACTAAACAATACTTGTCAATGCTAGAAAATAATAAAAATTCTAGAACAAAGAAACCAATTATTCCTTCTATTAGAACTTTAAACAAATTAGCGGACGGGATGAATATGTCGTTAGATGAATTATTAACTGATCCAGATGAACAAGATCAACTCGGCGAACGTGCACTTGAATTCTTCGCTGATGTAGGCGATAAATCTAGAGCAAATAATAAAACTGAAGAGGAATATTACCTAGATAAAGAAGCTGCTGAATTTGCCGAGTACTTGCGCACGCGCCCAGGAGCTCGTATGTTATTCTCTGCAGCAAAAGATATTAGTAAGGAGGATATGGAGAAAGCAGTTGAATATATAGAACTATTAAAATTAAAAAATAAATAGTATATAAGGGAGAGTGTTAATTTGGTAGTTAATGTAATTTACTGTGACTTACCACATGCCAACGCTGTGTCAGAGGAATGTGAAGATGTGGATACCCATAATATCTACATAAATAAAAATCTTCCCCATGATCGCATGAGGGAAGAAATTAAGCATGAATTAATTCATATTATTCGTGATGACTTTTATGTGGAACATCACGTTAACTTAGTCGAACGTATGGTAAGGATGTCTCAAATTGAAGATGGGGACCTTAACGGAATCGATTTCTATCACCACATAATTTAACACAGGGAGATGACAATATGAAAAAAGGGTTAGTATTAGCAACAATATTTGTACTATGCGTAACAATGATGGTTAGTGCTAAAGAATTCAATGACGCACGTTGGCAATGGTTTTATTCAAATTCTGATTACACAGGGAAAGTCGATTTAAACACATTGTCCTACGACCCTTCTACCGACACAGCTAGGGCTTGGGCCGTATGGGTACGAACTTTAGGAACACAAGAACTTTTATCTTATAGAATTCATTTCTCTGATAATTCCGTTGATTTATTTGATAGAAACATATATCGAAGCGGATCTGATTCCATAATTAGTAACTATAATTTTAACGGCCAAAACCATGTCGCTGCCCCAGGAATGGGTGATGAAGCGCTTATTGCATCTGTAAAGGGACTAGTCGGCCGTGACGTTAAATTAGCAGACTACAAAAAGCAACAAGCTGCAGAGGCACAAGCACGTGCTGAAGAAAAAGAGCAACTAGCAAAAGAACAACAGGAAGCAAGAATTGCACAACAAAAAGAAGCTGAGCGTAAAGCTAAACACGAACGTAGTCGTAGCATCATTAGAGGGATTTTCGGGATATAAAAAGCCCCTGTCCTGCTACGAGGCAAAGGGCTTTATAATAAAGGAAAATATAAAATGTACAACAAGGAGTTTTTGTATGGATTTAAAAAAGCCGGAAAACAAAGGGGCTTTATCGTCGAAAATAACGGAACTTGCGAGTAACATAAGTGCGTTTTTAAAAAATATACTAGGTTCAGATCAACACAAGGCTGCCCTGCTCTATTATTGGCTGCGTAATTATTTAAGATATATAAAACAAGAAGAAACTTTTGATCCAAAGTATTTTCCTCAATTTAAACCTGGAGATATAGTTAAAGTAGACTTGGGCTTTGGGATAGGATCTGAGTTCGGGGGCCTTCATTATGCGATAGTACTTGCACCTAGTAATTCTAAAAGCAGCACAGTCACAGTTGTCCCTCTGAGGTCTTTGAAATTAGGCAAAGAGAGTCCAAAAACACTATATAAAACAGATGTTTATTTGGGAACAGAATTATTTACAGTTCTACTGGATAGATCCGGAAAGATGTTAGACAAATGCGAAGAGTATGTAAAGGAATTCGAAAATACTGACAAAAAGACGTTAACGGCTAATGATGTTAAACGCTTTGAAAAACAGTTAGCTGAAGCCAAAGACCTACTTGCTAAGCACGATATAATCATGAAAGAAGTGTCGCGGTTAAATGCAGGCACCGTTGCCATTGTTTCTCAAATAAGGACTATAAGTAAAATACGCATACAAAGTCCTAGATATCATAAAGATGCACTTTATAATATGCGAGTAGATAAACATGTGACTGATAAAATTCGAGCAGTTATAAAAGAGTTATACGATATAAAGTAAACCTATAATAAAGTTTAAAACTGTTGATTTTTTTTTACATCTATTCTATAATATAAGAACAAAGGGGTTTAGCCCTAAACTAAAATCATTATAAGCGGTTTAGCCGCAACTAAAGATGAGGCCTTGTTCTTATGGAACAAGGCCTCATCTTTTTATTAATTATTATAAGGATTAAAAATATGGCTAAAAAACGACCCGATGGCCGCTACCAAGTGTCAAAGGTGATAAATGGCAAGCGAAAATACTTTTATGGCAGCACAAAGAAAGCTGCTACGGAAGCGATGGAGAAATATATAAACGCTAACCAATCGTGCGCCAATTTCGATGCTACCATCTCATTAAATACCTGGATTAATATTTGGTTGCAACTAAAAGAAAAGAGCATAACACCAGCTACCTATCAAAGTTATACAGGCATCATAAATCGCTATATTCGAGATAAGATCGGCGGTGTAAAGTTGGCTGAAATCAAGCCAAACACACTAAGATATGTATTTGAATCTATGGATGGTTTATCCTCTCGAACTATATCATACACCATGACGATACTGAGCTCGATATTAGAACAAGCAGTAAAAGATGATATCATCCCAAAAAATTATATGCGTAACCTTGATAGGCCAAAACAGGTTAAAGTACGCCATATGGTAACGTTGTCTGCAGATGAAGTTAAAAATTTCCTATCAAATATATCAAATTCCGAACACCATGCATTATTTAAATTAGCATTTGCAACCGGCATGCGGCGATCTGAATTGCTAGGCCTAAGATGGTCTGATATCGACTTTAAGAAATCGACCATATCCATTTCACAAACAGCACTCAAAATCGGATCAACTGCAGTTATATCAAATACAACTAAAACTACATCATCCAAACGAATAATAGCCATTGATACGGAAACTCTTCAGGAACTTGCAAAACATAAAACAGTCATAGATAAACGCAGAATTAAGACAATGAACTGGATTAATAATAATCTAGTATTCCCTGGCATTAAAGGTGCACCTCGCTGCCCTGATGAAGTCAGTAAGTTATGTAAGAAATACGCCAATTTAATCGGTAAGCCAACTTTTACTATGCACGGTACAAGACATACCCACGCCACACTTCTCATTGAAAATGGGGCAAATATGAAAGCCATACAAGAGCGCCTAGGCCATGCTTCGTTTCAAGAAACAATGGATACCTATTCACACGTCACTCCTAAAATGGAAGATGACATCGTGGAACGCATTGCTAAAATTTTCTGATGTCAAAATGATGTCAAACCCCATAAGACTTTATGATGTCAAACAAAAATAAGGGCTCACAGAATTACCTGTAAGCCCTTATTATATTAGCTTGGTGCGGTTGGCGGGACTTGAACCCGCACGAGCGTTAGCTCACCACCCCCTCAAGATGGCGTGGCATTTAAAGTTCATGCATAAAACTTATAAATACAGTAACCACCTAACTCTATTACTTGCGTATCTATTTATATTTCACTATATTTTTATATAATCTGATGTCAAAATGATGTCAAAAAAATAAAGGCCTTAGTCTAGAAAATCATCATTTCTTGGACTAAGGCCCTCTTTAGTCTAATAAATCACCAAATATTGGACTATCCACACGTCCACCCTCGTATGGTAGGGAGATGCATGGATCACCTCAATTCTTGGCTACTAGGTATACAACAGCACCACCTAATAGGATATTTAACAACTTACTTTTGCGTTGTTCCATCTTGGCTTTTTTGATTTCGTGCTTCTGCTGTTTTAAGTAAATTTCTGCTTTCTCTAATGATATCTTTTGCTCGTTCAGCATCTGCTCTTGCTTTTGCAGTAAGTTCCGTGCTTGCGTCAATTGCGTTTTCTGTTCGTTGATTAAGTTCAAGGCTTGTATTAATTCGTTCTTCTGTTCGCTCGTTGAGAGTTTGGCTACTTTCAACTGCACTTCCAATTCTTTGATTGTAGTCAATTGACTGTCTATTGTACTCTCTAGCATGTCGAAGTTCGTTTTCAGCGTTGCGTATTCCTGTGGTGTCAATGTTACTGGTTCTGTTGGAGTAGACCCATACACAGATGATGCAAACAATAAGCACCACAATAGCAGTGCAATAGCCCCTATAGGCAGAAAATATAGTTTTAAATTTCTCATACATATATACCCCCTATATATTACTTCCCCATTGTTGAGCATAATATTTAGTTTTACCGCGAATTACGTCACCGCCAGAACCAGGAGCATCACCCTCACGTATAGCCCATAAGTCCCATCGTTCACATGTTGTAGTAGGCCCATACGGTTCGTGAGCATAGTAGCCGTCCATGTTATCGGCCGCCTCAGCATGCGTCATAACGTGGTTAATATCACACGGAATGCCAAGGTCAACACACAGCAACGCCACGACTTGCGCTAAAGTTTCAATCTGTGCATCCGTAGGTGCATATTCGCCAAGATTATCAGTCCATTGAGCCCCATAGGCACAGTCTAAAGCGATACCTACCGCAGAACCATTGCGCATATATGTATGGTTCTTATGGTCTATTAATTCACCATCGATATAGATGCTCCCATCCCTATCGATGTTAATATGGTAGTCATCAAATTGTTGATTGTACCTACCTGCCGTCCAATGCAAATAGATTTTACTGATTTGGCCTAAAGCTCTTCGGCAATAGTCGTTTAAATCTGTAAGACTAACGAGGTGCATTATAATCACTCCTTTCTGTAATATTCGATAATGGTTGTATTTTGGGTTGTTCTTCTAACTTATCTGGGATACCATTATTATCCCTATCAACGCTAAGCCATAATAATCCTGTGAGTGATACTATCACGCCCGGAGCTCCAAACATATGGTCAATTAAGAATGCTCCCATTGTTATGATCTTATCGTTTGCGCTAGATATTTCTCCTAAATAAAATGAAATTGCATAAGCCATGATTGCCAATATAATTGGCGTTAACATAATAAGTATGAGTATTCTCGCACCCCATACTAAAGTAGGGTGGACTTTCGCCACCCTAATAGATTGATATGATTTTTTTAATGAATTAATGAGCTTTGGCGGTATGTTCATGAAACTCCTCCTTTAACTCATCTATACGCGACTCCATTCCTTTTACCCTTGTGGCTAGTTTCACGTGTTCTGTATATGCTTTTACACGTTCTTCACGAGATAACTTAATTTCATTCTTTAAGTCATTGAGGGTTTCTGTTAGAACACCCATCTTTTCTTGAAAGACCAACGTATCTTGTAAGTGTTGTAAATCACGCTTTTCTAACAGCGGGAGTACCAATACTTTATAGGTAAGGCCTGCGACTATACTAACTATAGTTAGCGTTGTTAGTATGTCGTTAAGTTCAAATTGCCATGTCCACATTATTCACCCTCTGTGCTTTCTTCTAAATCCATTAAATCATTGTGAATACAACCTTCTGTTGGGCAGGTGCCATCATTATTTAAAGTAGCCCAACAGTATTCACAGAAATGCATTACTGGAACATCGCTTTTAATATCTGCCATAGTTATTTCACCGCCTTAATCTTAGCGATCATTTCCGCATTGATTTTCTTAAACTGCTCTTGCAAATCAGTTATATCGCCATTCGCTAGTCGTCTGCGTATCAGCGCTTGGTCTAAAGTTTCAAATCGCCCATTGTAATATGCACGAATTTCTACAATTTTTTCTGCCTTCGTTAACTCATGAATTGGAGCAGATACAAATTGACCACCTACATACAATTTACCTTTCATGAATTCATCTAGCATACTATCACCATCTGCAGAGTAAATATAATCCGCTGCATCTGGCCATTCTTTTTTAGCATGATCTAGTAATTCATCTTTGCTAATCATATTATTAACAAAAGATGTAATACGCTCGCCTTGTTCATTTAAAATAAATACATATTGATTCATAGTAGTATCCTTTCGGAGGTGAAATTATGCGCCGTTACGCTATTATATTAAATCGTAGACAACGCAATAACATTACATTAAGACAACTATTTAACGAGTGGTTGCCTATTCACTCTCAGTCTATTTCTGATAGCGCTGTTAAGTCTTATCACATTGCTTTTAAACACATATCCAACATATCGGATATGCCTATCACGAATATTCATTTTCAGCACCTTCAGAACGTAATTAATTCCATGCACGCAAAAGGACTTTCCTACTCATCATGTAAGAAAGTCCGTACGTTACTTAATCAATTATTTAATTACGCAATCATCAAGGATTACGCTATCACGAATTACACCCTACACTTGAACCTAGGCCCCAATGTACCAACGATTCAGAGAAAAGTATTTACTCGTCAACAAATTAATAAATTATGGTCAATAGATACTTCTTATTCCCATATGATTTTAATACTGCTATACACAGGCCTCCGCATAGGTGAGCTTCTTAATTTACGTAAGCAAGACATCCATAGGCGATCGTCATACCTCATCGTAAGACACGCTAAAACGAAAGCTGGTGAAGGTCGTATCATTCCATTACATCACCGCATCATGCCACTAATAGAGCAAGTATACACCTGCACCGAAGCATATCTATTTACCATCAGTTACACAACATTCCATAAGAATTTCAAGGATATTATGAAACAGTTAAATTGTAAGCATACTATCCACGATACTCGTCATACATTTGCAAGTTTACTTGATTCGGTAGCACCGCCCAACACATTACGTTCTTTACTAGGCCACAAACAAGGCGATATTACCACCAGAGTATACACACATAAGACTATTCGTGAGCTACGAAAAGCCATAGAATTATTAAAATAACTCCCCAGTGGGGAGTGGGTGGTCAAGATAACGTAACTAAGACAGAGGTACGATTTCCTATCAAATTTACAACTTTATTCATGGCGAATGCTATTGATGCGTACTGGTCAGGTTCTGACACGCCTAGGTATTTCGCTAACTCCGTGTCAGAGAGCAACACAACTAAGGCCGTATTTTCGGCAAGCGATAGATATGCTGCTTCTTATTACTGGTTTGCACTAGGAATAATCTAATTCCCTAGGATAATGAACATAATCTGATCACCGACACATTTGGATATTAAGCCTTCCCTACGGCCATCCAAACAAAACTACCTGTGTCCGCTCTGGTGGTTAAGAATCGGATGGTGTTTCTATTAGCTTGAGAGAACCCACTATTCCAAGTAATAAAGCATTGTGCACCAGAAGTTTCAACACTTACAGAGTCATCGGTAGCTAATGCTATTAGTACAGTGCTGCTAATCGGTAGAGAAATATCCTTATAGTACTTATTAGCATCAAACCAAGTTAATCCCCACTGGATAGTGAAACCATTAGCAAACTTTACGAAACCAGCATTTGCATCAAGTTTAGATGCCACGATAGCACCTTGTCCTAATAAACTTTTAAGCGTACTTAGATTAAGTACTTTATTAGTATCTCCATCGTTGTAGTTATTTGCAATAAAGTTAATAATTTCTTGTGAATTATCACCTTTTGTTACTTGTAGCCCTTGATTGTGTTTAGCAATAAATTTAGCGTACTGGTTCGAACTAATATCTAGTTTTTTATTAAAAGCGTCTTGATGTGCATTTGTAGCCGAATTATGTGCATCTAATGCAGCTTGCGTGATGTATAGTTGACTGTTAAGGTTGATTTTTACATTAACATCATTACCAATATAAAAGGTTACAGTAATCAACTTTTCATCTAAGGATGTACCAGCTGGAGTATAGCTTGCTTGTGCACCAGCATTCGTATAAGCGAATAGCTTTTCCGTACCAGTATCACCGACTTTAGCAAACACACCTAATTCACGAGCATAAAAACCGCTTGTAATATTTGCATTAGAAATAGTCGCTACAACGTCAATTTCGCCGTTCACTCGACTGTTAATTGCTTGTACAGAGTTCTGCGCCATAGGGTGCTTTAATGCAGTTAAGCCTTCAATACTTTCGCTTTCGGTTAATGTGCCATCACCTAATGCGATACGAGTAAAGATGAGTGGCTTTTTAGATTTAACCGACTCAACCAATAGATTGCTACCGGCTAAAGTCGGAATAATTTTATTGTAATTACTCATAGTTCAACTCCTTAATAGTGTAAATTAATATTGCTTCGGATAGCGACTGCACCAACAGGGCAAGCATAAATTCCTCGTGCTGTAATTGATTTATCAGATTTTTCTTGCTTGATGTAAATACGTTCGGTATTAGTTACCGCACCAACAACAGCTATCGGTCCTCTAGCGTTAAATTCATGTGCTATAGCATACGTTAAATGTGCCGGCTTATATACCTCGATAACGTTTCGTATCTCGTTTAAAGCGTCGGCTGTATCAAGAAGAACGCTAAAACTATTAGGTCCAGTATTTTCCTTAACTACCGCACTACCAGGAGGATATACAAGGTTAATAAACTCTTGTAATTTACTTTCGGTGATTGTTTGCGAGCCTTGAATTTTAATTAATAAATAAGCTCGCCTATCATCGATTGATAAATTGCGATTGTTTTCAAGTCCGTATACTCGCTCCCAATCATCAAGACCCCAAGTCGCTGTTTCAACAAACAACTGCTTGCATATATCGATAATTAACAAGCGTTGCTTTTCGTGTTCTTCACTTAACGAATCTTGCGTTCCTTTAAAGGTATTATCTTTTGATAGGTACTTAGGCAAGTATCTTAGTACATCGACTTTATACGTCCTTAAAAGGTTAAAAATCATAAGATATTCACCTCGCCTAATATCGCTAAATCATCAACAGCTAATTCGATTGATTTAGTAGCATTATTAATCGTTAAATTTGTATAATCGGTCGCTCCGGCATCTAACACAAGACTGCCGATTTTAGAATAAGCAACTTTTAATAAAGTTGAGTTTTTGATGTTTTGTCGTTCAATGTCGATTAGGTACGCTTTAACTAATTCAGTAAATACCGATTGATTAAAATTACCTTCCGGTTTAACTGCAATATTGATTGTCTTAGGTGTAACAGTTGTTACCGTTACCACCGCACCCATAGGGCGAACAGTTTCAATATAATTAGTTACCTTGTTAATAATTTCTTGTGAAGCTGGACTAAACTCGCTATTCACAATGATTACTTTAACAGTACCGGCGCCGTTCCATACTGGAAGCACTTTGGCACCACCAACACCACCAACAGACATCGCCCACTCATAATAGTGGGTTGCGTTTCCGCTAGTTCCAGGAGTTCGAACATGATTTAAATAACGAGTTCTTAATTCCTCGTCGTTTTCTGCGTTAAAACCATCACCTATAGGCTCTGTATTATTAACACTTAAAATACCAGGAATAGACATTGGAATAACCGTTACCGATTGAGCTGTAACGTTACCGCCTATGCCACCTTCAAGAGCTTGCACTTTAACTTTTGTTGAGTTATTAACTTGTACTGTTTCAAGCGTTTCGAATAAAATGCCGGTTTGAGTTGCAAATTGGCTGCCTTTTGGCAAAGTTCCGTTACCTTTGACAGTAACATAACCAGTCGCCTTAGTTGCCTCTTTTCTAATTACACCACTTTCGGCAGCCCTCATAGTTAAGAAGTCGCCGTATGCAGTATCACCAAAAGCGACCTTGTACAATTCGCCTAATTCAACATAAGTTTTCATAAACTCAATAGCATTAGATGAAAATACATCATATTCAAACGTACCCTCAAATTTACTATAAGGCGATGTACATTGTTCCTGTAAATCTTTTAATATTTCATCGCTAGTTGGAATGTTAAACATTAATATTAAGCCCTCCATATACTGTGGTTAATTCAACGGAACATTCTACCTTATCGCCGTTTTCGTCGAATGTAATGCTATCAATAGACTTGATATAAGGGTTAACCATAAGACATTCAACGATAACTCGTCTAAGCTCACTATACCGTTCATTAACACTCATAACCTTTCCTATAAAAGGCTTTAATTGAATACCATAACGAGTAGAATATGCCAAATATTGATTGCGTTCGGTCATTAGTGCTTTATACACCCAAACTTTTAAGGCGTCATCACCAGTTACTTTTATTCGGTTACCATTAGCGGTGAATTTAAATGAGTTGTTATCAAAATCCCAATCATATTCAACAAATAACGGCAACTCATCGCTTTGATAAGCGTTACTATTCGTTAAGCCGGCGAATGGATATTCTGTACTCATAATTTCACCACCTTTTGACCGATGTAATAAAGCTGTTCACCTTGTGCGTATACTGGGAATACTGTTACCTCATCACCTACTCGTAACGTATCAGTCATGATAATGGTATCGGTATAATCGTTATGAATTTCATGTGTATGACTTTCAAACAATGCCAAGCCACCACCACCGGAGCGAGGTTGTGTTTCACTTATGATGTGGCCTTTTGCTTCCCTGTAGTGGTCCGGTTTCCAGTAGTCATTAAGATATATCTGTTCATTTGTAATGTCGATATTATCTACACGAATAACAAGGTTAGGGAATGGCGATGTAACAAGTCCAATTCGCATTCCCATTGGCTGTTCATCTTTGGCTATACCATGAATAGTATTAACCATTTTAGCCATAGAATGTGCAGCACTCGGAATATCATTAGGCATAATGTATTTCTACCTTTCTTTTGGTTGACTTTCTAGTAGACCTTCGACCTTTTCCTTTAGGAGCTTTTGCTTTTTTGTTTTTCTTTTTAGCTTCACGCTCTAGGCGTTTTTTCTCCTTAGCTTCTAAAGAATGGTCTACCTTTTCTTTCGTCATTAAGTTTTCGAACTCAATCTCGAGCTTCATAGTATGCTGCCCATCTTTGAAAGTATGAGTATCACTTTTGATCCAAAATTTGCCGCTCAACTGAGTGATTATATCTTTAATTTCGATAGAATACGAAGACAAGGCATCATAATCGCCTAAACAATCTATGACCCCTGTTCGTTCCGGACCTTTAAAGATATCCTTAACCTCTTCTTGAGTATTTTTATTTTTACTTTCCTTATAGACAGCCTGTATCATAGAGTACTTTTGAATCTGATCATCTTTGCTTTCATAGCGAATAAAGTTCCCCTTGTCATCTGTAATCATGACTTTATTAACCATCTTCTCTATGGACTCTTTATAAGATGAATCAGTAATATTCCTATATTGGTCTATTACCAAGCCTTCAATCAGCGACCCTTTTTCAATTACATCAAGTTCGTCACCCTCCATCATAGATTGGTATTTCTTACCAGTCTTCTTTGCCGCTTCTGTATACGCCATAAGAATGATTTGATAGCCCGACTTATTATTAGCTATAAAAGTAATTTTTTCTTTGGTTTCGGCGATATTGCCTACTTTGATTCCCATTTCCTTGCATACAGCCTTTGTAATATCTTCGGCAGTCATATTTGTGAATTTTCGAGTAGTCTTAGATTTACTCAATATAAACATGTTGTCATAACACGTTACTGTAATGTTCGATGCGGATGTCTTGCGTTCAGTCGTATATATATTACCTACAAACTGCAAGTCACCATCTTCCGAATACGCCTTTACTGTTTCACCAATGCCTAATGCATAAACGGGCCAATTTGGATCGCGTGGCTCTTGCACATACACAAACTCCAGCTTTCTTGCAGCTTGAATACGAGACCCGGACCATGTAGCCTGTTCAACCAAACGAGTAATATCATTTTCAACAGGAACGTTCTTTTCTTTGCCAGTCTTTTCATCTTTCACTGTTTTAGTGCCAATATGTTTGATTATCATATTATTTCACCTTCAACTTTCTAAGCTGGCTAAGATTATTAATAGCTAAATTCTTTAGGTCGTTAGACTGAACAATACGTTCATAGTGCCTATAATTGCCATAGGCCTTCTTGGCCGCATCGAGCACATCGGAGCCCTTATTAAATAGCGTCGCTGTAGTTGGCTTGTTTTGAATAGTAGGCCTATCTTTTAGACCTGTAACATCATCAACTGTTTTTGTGTCATCACTAGTAGTTGATGTGTTAAGGTCTTTGTACTCTTTTAAACTGAGCCTCCAGTATAAATCACCTGTATTCTCTTGCTTCTTCCACGGAAAGGACATAATGGCCATCATTAAATTAATAGGGCCATCTGATACGATGACCCTTATTGGTTTCTTGGATTCTTTCCATTTCTCAATCAACGAAATAAGCTCGGCAGGCTTTCTTTTATCTCCCACGACAAAAGGATAATCTTTTGCGGGGAAGAACCCGTCAAACGAAAGCGTTTTAAGCTTAGGATTGCCAAACAAAAGTACTTCCCCGACTTGTGTGATATCGACGCTTTTATTTTCTTGTTCTGTACCAACTTCATATTTAATTGGCGTAATTGGCAATACTAAGCGCTCATCCCCTTGCGAGAGAATAATCGTAGGATAGTCACTACCTTCCTTGCCTAGTATTACGGACAGATATGACAATGCACGTCCAATTCCGCTAATGAATTTTGACATTATACACCTCCATAATTACTTTCGGCCGATTCAATCATCGAGAATAAAGAATGAGCGATCCTATCGATGTCAGCTTCTTCACGAACAACGAATGTATTACCGCTAATCGAATATTGGTTACCACCTGCATTAGCTCCGCTTAACTGTTCTGCAATCATTTTTTGAGTAGTGGCATGAGGATATATCCTTGATCCGCTAGGCAAATCTACAATTTCACCACCACGTTCATTAATTTCAGTCCAGCCACCGCCGAAGTAATTCGTACCAGTTGCATGTGCCGGCAAACCAGTTACTTGTACCCCTCTAGCCTGAGCCGAACCTAATGCGTTTCCTACAGCATCGAATACGCCACTCGCTTTAGATTTGATTGGCTGCCATACGTTTTCATCAAACCAATTGGCCACGCCGTTCCAAACACCTTTAATACTTTCCCATGCGCTGCTAAATACACCAATCACATTATCAATTGCAGAACTTGCAAAAGAGTAAACCGGCTGCCAAACTGTATCATTAAACCAACTTGCGACTGGGCCGAAGATCGCCACTATACCATCCCATAAGAACGCATATAACCCGACAATAGTATTAATAACTGGGGCACATGTTGCTACAATACTGTTCCACTTTTCACTAAACCAAGCAGTTAAACCTTCTAGGTTACTTGTAATGCCATCGTAAATTTGCTGTGCAAGTTCTTCACCAAATACAGCTCCTCCGATGCCACCTAAAAGGCCTCCAATAGCACCACCAACAGCAGTTCCGGCACCAGGAATAATAGATCCTAAAGCAGCACCACCCATAGCACCTAGTTTCGCTCCAGCTAAACCACCGGCAAGGCTCCCACCAAGTCCGACACCTGCTTTTGCTTTATCGTCGCTAGTAGCTAAGTCATAGGCGCCCATTGCCAGGGCTAACGGGATAGCAACTTTCCCGCCAACTTTCATAAATCCTCGACCAATAGCTCCGACACTTTTTCCAATTCCGCGTCCGACCTTACCAAAACGGCTGCCCCATTTCCCTGGTTTGCCTTTCCCATGGGTACCAATCGGGCCGTCGGCTCCTATTGCACCTTGAACAGGTCCAAGTAACCGCGTAGCATTTAGCGTTACGTTCATAGCATTAATTACCATGTCTCCGGCAGCATCTCCGGCGCCAGTTATCCCGGACCCACCTTTGCCTCGGAATATACCACGTATCCCGCGAGCCGTTTTAAATGCTCCCATTCCTAGTACGGCAAGTGCCCCAGCAGATAGAATAGAAGGCAAGCCATCCATCTTTAATGTTTGTCCTACTAGTTCTTTAATCGCGGAAGTAATACCGTCAAGAATGGATCGTAATGTGATGCCATTTTTCTCGACGTTTTCGCTAAATCCTGCAAACCAATTATTAATGCCTTGCACGATATCACGAAACCCACCAATCTTGCCGTCCATAATCTTAATGACAAATCCATCCCAAGCACTGGAAAGGAGTGTCAAATCACCGGTTAAATTGTTAAGCTGAATCGCCGCCATCTCTTTAGCTTTACCATTGGAATTATCAATAGCATCGGCTAATTTGTCGAAGTCTGCATAAGGAGAGTTTACCAAAGCAAGTAATCCTGACATGGCTTCTTGCCCTGCTAACATCCCCGCCACGGCAGCCTTGCTGTCAGGAGTTAATTTGCTCATGCCCTCCCGAATATCTGCAATGATATCTCTTAATGGCTTCATCTTGCCGTTTGTATCAAGAATGCTTAAACCGAGAATGTCCATCGCCTGACCTGATTCCTTTGTTGGTTTAACTAATCGAGTCATCATAGCGCGTAAAGCCGTCCCGGCCTCGCTGCCTTTAATACCCTGATTAGCCATAATACCTACAGCAAGAGCAGTGTCTTGAACACTAAAACCTAATGCACCAGCTACCGGAGCAGCATATTTAAATGTCTGTCCCATTAAAGCAACATTCGTGTTTGAGTTAGTGGCTGCAGCTGCTAATACATCGGCGAACATAGCAGAGTCTTTAGCTTGCAACCCAAAAGCTGATAAACTATCTGTTACGATATCACTTGTTGTAGCTAAATCTTCACCTGATGCGGAAGCTAGGTTCATGATGCCTTCAATACCGCTAACCATTTCGCTAGTTTTCCAGCCTGCCATACCCATATATCTGAATGCTTCTGCAGATTCAGTCGCTGTGTACTTTGTAGCAGCGCCCATTTCTATGGCTTTTTGCTTCAATTGCATAAATTCTTCAGTCGTAGCTCCGGAAATAGCTTGTACGTTTGACATTTCCTTCTCAAAATCAGCGTACTTTTTAATGCCGTTTGCGATTCCAAAACTGATCCCTGCGATACCGGCCATCTGCATCGTAGCGCCAAACATTACACCGCTTAATCTATTGCCAGCAGAACCTGCCATACCAGCGAGATTTTGACGCACATTTACAGTTGCTGTATATACCTTACCTTTTAAACCATTAAGCTCATTCCTTATTTTTCTTACTTTAGATGTAGCATCATCTTTAGCCTTGATATTAACACTAAGTCCATTCCCTGTTCGCTTCAACTTAGAGAGTTCATTTTCAGCTTTTTTAGTTGCTTTTGCAACTCCATCAACAGAACGAACGGCGGATTGCATGCTCTTTTCAGCGGATGAAATAGATGGGCTTAATCCGGCAGTTGTCTTCCCTAAATTTTGTGTAGATTGTTGAGCCTTTTGGATCCCCTTAATAAACCCATTGTCAGACAGATATAATTCAACGCCTAACCGTTCATTATTAGCCACCGAACACCTCCTTTATCGCAAGTTTAGCGACCTCAACACGTTCCCTTCTTTCTTTTTCCATAGCTACATGACAAATTACTTTTTCCATCATGGATAGTCCAAAGAAATACTCAAACGTATGTCCCTTTAAAACTAAGTAGGCGGCCGTAGCCGCCTCCCAGTCTTCTTCAATTACTTTTTTGCTTCATCAAAAATGGCATGATCAAGTTTCTGACCAACGCCTACAGACTTAATTAGTACATCGGAAATTGCCTTGATTTCGCCGAATTCGAACAATTTGCCTACAATATCCATAGGTTCGGCGCATTCATACGCTTTCTGCAAGTCCTTATCTTTCAAATTAGGTTCTACTAGACAGTTATAAACGACGTATTCATCATTATTGCCATCTAGCCCTAGCGCCTCTGCCATTAAAGAGTTACTAGGTTTCCTTGCGACGACTTCACCGATAGATGTGTTGATTGTTAATTTTTGACATTTACGGGATTTAATTTCTTCGCGCTTAGCGATTAATTCGTTAATAGATACAGCCATGTTACAATTCCTTTCAATTAATCAATGGATTCAATGTATTGTAAATCTTCCGGAGTAAAGCCAAACGGAATGTCCGTTTCAACTACTTTTCCTTTTTCAAAGTGCAATGGGGTCAATTTAGTGAACCACACATTATCGATGGAAACACGTTCTTTTTGGCCATCAACTGCATCAGGATCATCAAGCAGGCCTGTAATAACAGAGCGTGGGTCTTCCCCTCTGCACCACGCCTCATGCAATTTTCGGAAATTGCGGTTAATTACGTTCTTAATTTTCATCGTGCCTTCGCCCTTAAGCGCAGTCACTTTAGAATCAACAGAGTTACCGATAATAACATCTTCACGTTGAGAGTCGACCGTGCACTCAAATCTTTCAATTTCAAACACCAATTCACCGTCTAACCACACTTTACCATGCGATCCATTCCAACGGCGGCGGCCACGATATTTAACATCTTCGCTTGCACGGGCAAAAGCCTGTAAATCGAATTTAAATTGCTCTTTTTCCATATCGCTTTATTTCTCCTTTTACATTGTGAAACTAATCTTAAGGTCTTCCATCGCATCGACAAATTTAACTTTGCCGGATAGCCCAATTTCAGAACCTGTATTATATTCCCGGATTTGCATAACAGTCATCTTGGAGATATCTTCGCCCTTGATGATTGCATAATCCTTTTGGAATTGTTCATCGATATCAACTTTATTGCCGGCACGATTATCAAGTACATTACCAGCCAACTGCCCAAAGTAAACCATAATCGCAGATACAAATAGCATTTTATGATCGTAATCATTGATGTATTTGCCGATATAGTATTTTTTGAACGTATCGCGAATATCGTCAGTTACCATGTCAACGCCTTCAATGATTTTGATTTTACGGAAGTCTTGACCTTTGTCGGTTGTGAATGTTTGCAAGGAGTTGCAAGCACGAGCAATCTTAACACCTTCACCATCTTCTTCGTCAAACAAATGAAGTTCGCCCTTATCGATCCGGTCAGTCAAATCCTCATATACTTTAACGGATTCAACTTCCGTTAATTTAAAATACGTTGCGGAACGGTCTAACGCCAATCCGGCCAAGATACCAGCGATACGCGCTGTATATTCGATAGGTGTGTAAGTTTTATAAGTAGTTCGGCCTTGCGTATCTTTCCCATTAGGCACTTTAATTTCTTCTGTGCAGAAATTAATAACGCCTTCATGGTCTGCCGCTACATTAGCGACGACTGCTTTTACAGTTTTACGTGCAATGCTACGTTCAGATTTAACATAAGACGCAAGGTCTTGCTGTTCCTGTGTGGTACCAGTAGGTGCCGCGATATAGTTGTAACGAACATGCTTTAATTGCTTAAGTAATGTTGCTTGCGTATTTTTAGCACCTTGTACATTCGCTTTAGGCAACGTATATACAAGTACACGCAACGGGGTTCCATCTAAGCACTTTTTAATCAAGTCCGTTGTAGCTTCGTCGAATACCTTATCAGGAATTTCGGATACATCAGCGATCTTGTATTTATTGGACACATCTGTTGTTTCACATTTTAAAATCAATGCTACAACGCCACGAGCGGAACGCTTAATAGCAGTTACGCCTTTAGTTTTAAAATCAATTAATACCTGCGGCAATCCAAATTTTTCGGTTTCATTAGCCATTAGTTACCTCCTCGGTTAAATTTATGCCATTAAGGCTAAGCGATAGAGTTTGGATGATTTCGCGACGAATAAATCCAACTTCATCGTCAGTGAAAGCGTCTGTGAACTCTAAATTAAATATGAAGTGCAATGCTTCATCAATAAATGTATGTTCAAAATCGTTGATCGTAATAAATCTATCATCGACTCTGAGCCCTGGTCTAAACATGCAATCCAAACTATCAGACATTTCGTATAGTTCGGAGCGTTTAATTCGCCCGTTCTTATCTTCCATAGTCCGGAAAGTAATATCTACTTGCACGGTTCTATCGAAATATGTATGGTTACCAACGCCTGAATGAACGAACATTTCGACATAAAAATAAGGTACATTCGACTTCTCAACGTTGTCGAAATATACCTTGTATGTCGGGTATTTACTTTTTAATAGCTCGACTAGAGCTTTTTGTATGGATCTTAACTTAATCATTTGTCAATCAAGTTCCTCAATATTGTACGCGCATCTCTTAAAAATGCACTATTACGATGAACAACAGCCCTATGCAACATCTTTCGACCATTTACAAAACCTCCTTTTGGTGTTCTGTGTCCGTATTCCACATGATTTGCATACTCTGTGTTGTTATATACCTCGACAGAACTATTATTAGGTTCTGTTCGTCTCCAAGCATTACGTAATGTCCCTGTATCAACAGGTGTTTTCGATTTTACATCAGCTACTAATAATTCAGCTTGTTGTGACAATAAGGTGTCAGCATGCTCAGGATATTGAGTTAATATTCTTGCCCACTTATGATTCAAGCGTGCAAACCCGTCAATCTTAATCCCCATTCAAGCCTCGCCATTACGAATTAACGTAATCTCCTGATGTGTCATATATTTAAATGGCGTGTCAGCGCGCATTACAAACGTTTGTCCCTTATGTTGAATTGTAATTATATCATTAGCCTTAACATCGTACTCAGCCGATAGCGACAGCCGCAAATGATCCTTCAGAGAAAAGGCCCGGTCAGTTTCAAGCCCATTCATGCTGCTTTGCCCAGTTTGTCCGAGCTTACACGGAACGTTCGAATACACTGCAACAATATCATAGACATCTGCGCCTATATCATCAGTCGTTTCCATTTGACGAGATATAGTACAGCTGTCTTTATACATAATGTCAGCCAACAACTTGCCGTATATATCAGCCATTGGACCACACAACTTTCCGATATAAATTCAACTTAGGCCGAATAGACTCAAAATCTTTTTCGCTAATACAACCGATTGGCGAAATGTCTGTAACAGCCCACTCGAACTCAACATCATTTTCTTTTAATGACTTTAACGGTCCGTGGGAGTCAGCATGTTTATCTTTGATATATTTAACAGCCAATTCTGCAGCCGTGTAAATCAATGTACGAGGAAAATTTGTTCGATGGCAATAATCCAGGCAATCCAATACAAATTTTTCAGCAAATAAAGTCAATATGGTAGTGTGATCAATATCTTTCAACCCATCAATAAGACTAATTAACCGCTTTGATGTATTAATGACCTCTTGTATTGCACTATCGTACTCTAAATATTGTACGTTGCCCATCGCATCACCTCCTCGAATTTAGGCAATAAAAAAACACCCTGTGTAGAGTGCTTTTAGAATATCAAGTTTTCCCAAGTCTTTTCATCAACCTGCTCCAAAGGAGCCCCGTCCGCTATCGCATTAGCTAACATCCTGGACCCTTTTTCGATAGTATCGACAGTCATATGTTGTGGATCACAATAAATTACTCTGTCTAAAGAATTAGCGCCGAATGTATTCAAATACAATTCTCGCAACGTATTAAATTTATTAATCGCTTCTTGTAATTTCATTGTGTCACCACCTTTTTATACCGTCAAAACCATCCCTATAATGAAATGTAGATATTCCATGTCATCAGAAATATGTACATATTCATATTTTTTAGTATCACGATTAAAACGTTTAGGTTGATTACTGTATCCCTGTGCAAAAATGTTTTCAAGACCAACGCTGAGAACTTCTGTAGCGCCATTTTCATATTCTTTACCGATATAAGGGTTTATAAAATCATCAGGGAGTGTCATTTCTGCCCCATACCCTTTATGGGCTAATATTTCGGACAAGTATTGAGGCTTTTCCCCTCTTGTCCGCATATTGCGAAATTCGTTAGACAGTCTGCTCGCGTGCTTGTTAAAAAATTCTACCATATGCCCGATTTCATGATACGGGGTAGATTTGATATCGCCATCCATATTAATGGTGATATAATCTTTTACCGCGTCACCAGGTACATCTAACAATCTTGGCCGCCTGCCAGCAATCGCGCCGTCTCCGTAGAAATATCCACGGTCAACTTTTCTTGTGCTAATCTTTTTATGGTTAGCCTTTAAGTACTGTACCCAATCACTAGGATACACATCAAACGCTCCTTGCAATAATTTTTTATTTACCGCATTAGACCCCTTAGCCCACATTTCTTTAGGAACAGTTGAACCAATATCACGATATTCAGACAATACCTTCTTTAACTCGTCAGCATTACCTATAGCATCAACGATATTATGTTTTTCAACAACCATCTTTCCTATACTTATTATATCCTGTGGAGTGGCATTTGGTAAATCTATTTTTGCAATTTTATCGCGTATCATTTCAGTTGTAACAGGCTTATCGTGAATAGGGGTAACAGATTTAACGGTCTTAGCCGCCTTTTGCTCACCACGCCACTCAGCAAAAGTCTTTGATTGATCCACATATACAGCTTTCCAGTTATCGTAATCCATATTACGAGGCACCTTTTGATATTGTACAGGGGCCCCTTTTGCTGTTTCCATTTTAGAAATACGTGATCCGCTTGTCGGTTTCTTTGGCCCAATTGTGCCAGCGATCGTAGAGCGGCAACGTGGATGCAGCGGCGGAACATTTGTTCCTACTTCAGCCTCATCAACAGGATAAATATTGTTATCATGTTCACGGCATATAGATGAAGTTCTTTTATCTAGCGTTGCTATAAATTGGAAATACTCCATCTTAGCGCCCTTAATTGAATCCAAAGTGGCCTGATTATTAACATAGTTTAACTCGGTTCTAACCAATCTCACCGCATCGTTTTTCGATACGCTCATTCGATCTTGAACCTCTTTTGCTAACTTATTAACACTAGCCCCGCGATGTAGTCCATTAACAACAGTATCTTGGATAGTCCTAGCAAGCTTCTCAGAATTATTCCAAATCCGCTCGCTATAGTTTTTTCCACTCCATGGCGTACGCAATATACCTTCGATTTGTTTATTGTTAACAGAGACACCTAGCGGGCCGCTACCACGCTTTGCCAGTTCGTATGCGGAGTGCAACCGATTATCTTTGTATGCATTTTTTAAAAAGCCGGTAATCGTTGCGTCTGTTTTTTGTCCTAGCTTATCAATCTCGATAAGAGTATCACCGTACAACTTATCAAGTCTTGATATTCTTGATCTCATTGATAGAGTATTAAGTTCAAGCAATAATTTTGGATTCCCCGTTTTATTGTACTCCTCAATATACTCTTCAATATCCTTGCGCCAGGTCCTAAATTCGCTCCCGTTGATTAACTTGCGAGCATCAGAAATGCTAATGTTGTTATCTGTAGCGAACTTTCCGTATAACTGCTCAATATTAGCCTGGATACGTTGGGCCGACCGTTCATACTGGGCGGCCAATTCTTTTTCAACGGTGGATTGGCTTTTTTTATTCCACTCCTCTTCGCGTTCTATACTTCGCCTAGCCCAATATGAATCGGCTCCCATACGCTACCTCCTAGCCTAATTTATGCACAAACTTAACAATGCGAATTTGTTTAGGCTCGTACACTGCTTTCCAGTTATCTTTATTTGCTAATTCAGCACGAGATACAGATTCAGCATTAGTACGAGTCTTGTTTTGCCATGCAACCCCGCGAGGATGTAAGATAAATGCTTTACGAGAGATTAAGTAATCCACACCGGAGCCCATCTTTTTATCGCGATCAACTTCTGCAGAAATCAATCCTACAGGATGTCCAACGCCGTATGCGATTGCACCTTCACCAAACAAATATGTTGTATAATTTCCGGAATCAACAGGGCACCCATCATCAACAATTACGCGACGTCCCATGTAAGTATCAAAAGATACAGCATCAGATTGGCGAATAGTTTGAATGAGGTTCAACTTATCTAAGTAAGACTTAGTAGCAGAATGCATCGCAACAGCTGTTAAAGAGTTGCGAGCATCACCCATGAGTTGCATTGCATCAATGAATGCTTCGCCAGAGAAATTCGCCGCTTTAGCTGTTTTAGTAGAAATATCCAATACATGATCAGCCATGCTTGTAGATGCAAATACGCCATTCAAAATATTAATCAATTCTTTTTGGTGATCACGAGCCCAAAATCCTGCTACTAAATCACCAATAGCAGACATAGGATCTGTGCCGGATAATTGCGCAGACAAGTCAGTCGCGCCCCACATTTTAGCACGGCGAATAGTTGTGGATGTATCCATTTTAGAACCGATTTTATCGGCAGTAAGGGTTGCACCTTCGACAACATCTTCGGAATCGCCGGATAAGTCAGCAAAGAAAGGCATATTATGAACCTGAGCTGCTTCGCTCGCTAGGCTATCAAACTTTTCATCACGAGCAACGATACCTGATTGGAAAAGAGCAGATAATTCAGATGTACGTCTCACCACATAATCATCAAAAAGAGCTGTAGGCGTAATCACGTCTTTTAAAGTAGTTCCTGCAAATGTCTGCAAGTCAAAAGAGAAGTTTTGATTTGGCATTAGTTACCTCCTAAATAATCAATATTAACGCCCGCTTGCGCCGCTAATGTTTTCGCTTGCGCCGGGTCATCCTTAATTAACTGTGCTTGTTGAGTAAGGTTAAAATGTTCCTTGCTAAACGGATTAATCTTAGGGTCCCCATGACCTTTGTTTGGTTCATATTTAAATTGTGGGTCTCCTTCAGGCTTAAACAAGAACGACTTAGATTCTTTTAATTCTTTAAGCTGTTCACTCAAGCCGGTTACTTTACCGTCTTCGCCAAGAATAAGTTTAGACTTATCAATCAAGTTAGCTACGAGTTCAGCGTCCTGAGCCGTATCACCGATTGCCAATTGAACAGCAGTAGATAGTTTCAACGCCTTCAAATCAGCAGCCGCCTTTAAAGCATTTGCCTTGTTATCAGCTTGCAACTTTGTAATCTGATCCTTTAGCGCTGTAATATCCCCTTCGCTATCCTTCAATGCCTTCAACTGCTTATCTCTATCAGCAACAGTTGTTTCAAGGTTTTTCTTTTCCGCGTTAACCTCGTTAAAACGCGACTTTGGTACATATTCACCATCCAAGAATGCTTTTAATTGTTTTGTTGCCTCTTCCTGTTGTTCTTTAGCAATCCCCAATTGTTCAAGTAATTCCGCTAGTGTCATGTGTTCTCCTTCCGGTTTTTACCGAGGTTTACCTGCCTCGAATAAGAGAATTAAAAATTTATAATTACGCTATTGGTCATCATTATTATCATCATGACCGTTCATAGGCTCATGATTATGATTATTTGATTCCCAATCATCGTAAATACCATTGTTGTTTTCGGCTTCTTCAGCCTCGATCTGCTTAATTTCCTCGTTTACATCCTCTACAAATGGATGATGAGCGAGAATAGTTCGTTTAGATACAACGCCCATCGATTTTGAGCACATATCAACCAAGTCACCATCATTCTTAACTGAAGTCCTGGTCCACGTTTGCGTGATTTTAACTTTATCTGCCCCATGAACTTTACAAATCGCTCGGATTAGTTGGTTAAACCCTAACTGAAACTCTGTTTCCATCATGCCAGCTTTTAACTCCAGTAATGTATATAAGAACTTCATCGCTTCACCGCTAGTGCCGTCTAAGCCTTGCTGTTGAGGGTCAATACCCTGTCCCATATCAAAGATGGCCTTGCGTGTAATGTTGAGCAATTCCTTGCGGGCTTCAATAGGAATATCAATTGTCAGCGTTGAAATACCAGTCCTGTCATCGGGCCCGTTAGAGTCCATTTGGATTGTCTTATATTTTTTCATTCCATCCAAGAAGTCTGATAAATTTTCACCGCCATAGTTAGTAAGGACATATACAACCTCTTGAACATCTTCAAGATCATTAAGAAATCCGCTATACGTTTTATCGTAAACATCGATTAATGACTTAATGCGTTTTAAATCTGGTGTATGTGCTGCATTATTGGCAAACGGAATAAATGGGACTTGCCCCATGGCATGAGGAATAGTATCGACATCCATCATGCCCCCGCTAGGATCAATCATAATAAATGCTGCATACGGTGATAGAGTTTCAATTACGTCCCCTGTACGGAGGGAGAACGCTTGAACTTCTTTATCGTTCCAGTATTCATATACCGTAATATTTTCGCCTTCATCGTTAATATCTGCATATACGCGCAATACGCCTTCGAGTTTTGTATTAATTCTGTTATCCCAGATAGGAATGATTTCATTTGCAGGTAATACGGCCCATTGAAAGGTGTCTGCTTCATCCATCCAGTAATGCACCCAGGCAATACCGCCATTAGAGGCCTTTACACACAAGTCTTTACATTTCTTTTCATAAGCATCTCCAAGCACATCAGCTATTACGTCGTTCAATTTGTCATCTTTCACATCATAAATTGGCGGCGCAGTAAACATATATGCTGTCTTTTGGTCGACTAAAAGTGGATAAAAAGAATAGGCGATACGATTATCCGCTGTGTGTGCCGGATTAAATGTATCGCCTTGTTGCTGCGCTTCCTCTAAGTTCTTAGGCTTTCGTTTTTCATACAAAATGTCATTGTCTACGTCATAATACCTATCGGCTTCTGCCATAGCACTAACAACGGCAGCATGTCCTAGCGTATGCTTTTTAATTAGCTTTTTGATTAACTCTATTTCCAAGTCATAACCTCCTAAGTTAATAAACGAACGCCTTTACGCCCGTCGAATTCTTCCATTGCATAACGCATGGCATCCATTAAATGGTTAAAATCATCAATTGGCTTATTCACCATGTTATCGAACTTATCCTTGTCCCAGGTGTAGCTACTAATCTCAGTTATAAAGTTTACACATCTAGGATGGATGATAATCTTGTAGTCCTGTATCAAAGCAATACCTGCACGAATAGAGTCAGGTCCTTTTTTAGCGGCCCTGATATTGCGTAATCCATTCTTGCGAAGATAGGCAATCGATTTCGGCTCGGCGCTATCCGCCTTGATTCGCTCTTTGGAATATCCTAGATCAGTTACCCTAGTGATAATGTCTTCGTTACTCATGCCTTTTTCGTACATTTCATCAAAGACATATATTTCACGGGCTACAGTATCAACAAGTCCGCAGAATAACGTACTCGGATCGTTAACATAGCCAAAGTCCATCCCGAATGCAGATTTAACATTGGTGCGTTTGGAGACTTCATTAACATCAAAGGCTCGTTCTTCCCAGTTCTCAAATACCAGCCCTTCTACAATGCCCCATTCCCCTAGGCCGGCAGTTTTATACCGGCGAGGGTTCTTTTTCATTTCCTCGAATAGGACCAAATCCGATTCGCTAAGAAATTCATTGCATAGATAGTTCGTAGTAATTGCCAATACATTCGGATTTTCTTCATCAAAGAATCTCTTTTTCAACCAATGCCTATCTGACCAAGGGTTGAATGTAAGCACCACCTGATGATACATCCCTGGTGGTAATTGTCCGCGGATTGATTCATCTAATCTGTTAAATGCATCCTCGCTTGTAATCTCATAAGCTTCCTCAATCCAAAGCCGGCACAATGAACCAACTTCAACGGTAATTGATGTTACTTTGAGAGGATCATCAAGGCCTCTAAATAAAATTTTCTGGCCAGTAGGAAGGTACGTAATTTCAAGTGGCGATACAGAACATTTGAAGTACTTATCAACGCCTAAACGTCTAATTGCCCATTTTAATTGAGCATAACAGCTATCGCGCAATGTCCTTTCGGTCTTGCGGACCACCAACCAATTAATGCATGGATTTTCCATTATTTCGACAATCACTTTAATTGACTGCGTCGAGGACTTCTTGCTAGCACGGCTGCCCTTAACTGCTTTATACCTGCCATTAAATCTCCAAAATGCACCATATCCTCTGCCGATGACATCCGGAAGATATATCCTATTAGCATTAATCGGCAATCTCATCACCGCCCATGATAATTACAGGCTTAATATCAATCGTTGTATCGCCGGATAAGATCCGATGCCGTTTGGCCATAAGTTCAAGTGCTTTTAACCTGGACTTTTCATCCGGCGGCTTATCCATGATACGAGCTGTTGACCATCCATCTCCCTGGCCTTCAATCACAACTGTCTTTTCTGTTGATAGCCCGAGTGCAATTCTTGTAAGCTCATATTCAACCTGTTTTGCTGTCATGATATTTTCGTCCAAATAAGCGTCTCTAAGCTCGGCAACCCTCATTTTAATGTCATCATTAGTCATCAGACGGCTACCTTGCATCTTGGCTGTTTTTTTAGAATAACCAGTGCGAATAGCGGCCTGTGTCGCATTCATATCCTTGATGTACTCATGACAAAACTTCTCATGACGCTTATTTTTTAATGCAGCCACTATCTCACCTCCTGGCTACTTCAATACACCTTTATTTTGTTTGTACTTACCACGGTCTTTATGAACCTTTGCTGTTTTAGTTTTGATTAAAGAATGAGATGGCGCATACGATTTACACATATGATCAATGTGAATTCCATTTGCTTTACACCAACCCTTAACATTGTTTAAGCATCTTCTCTTTTCACAGTACACATCAGTCATATGCTATCACCTCTATTCTTTTATATGTTATATGTTATAGTCCTACAATTAATCCTCTCCAGTTCATGGCTCTATATTTCATAAATTTACCAATAGAAAAGGACATCATTAATAGATGTCCTAAATTATTGATTATGCTATGATATTTTTGAGGGCGTAGAAAGGTAAACTTATGAATGATTCTAAAAAAACTACTTCAAAGCCTTTAAATGAAAGTACTAATAGAGTTGAAATTAGAGGAGGTAACACGCAAAACACACAAAAACCTCCAACATCTGCAAATCAAACTTTAAGCTCTTTGGCTTCTACTATCAAAGATACTAAAAAATAAGACTATGAATCTATCGGAACATTTGGAAAATCATACTCTTTTATTAGAATTCCACTCGGTCCATCATAATATATTTTCTTGTATCTTGGATACTTCATCTCTAAAGCATCCATTACTTCAATAATACCTTCTTCACAAGGTTCAATTCCTAATTCTTTGTATTTTTCTACATTACTGTTTAAACGCCCTCTACATAGAAATTTATCATCTTTATAAATTTCTACAAAATGTTGGTATTGTCCATCATTAAAATATGCATCAAATATACTCTGGTTTAATACTACTGGTGTTTTTTTAGGTGATCGCACTTTATTTACTAAATATGTATACCATGTATTCAGTTGAAATGTTATCAACCCCAATACGATTGCCATAATTATCACTAAGCAAATATATTTTGCTATATATTCTATACTATTTGCATATTCTCGCAAATTTTTAATTTGTAATGTTGAATAATCAAAATTTATACCATGAATTGATATCAGCATAAACATTAAAGCTATTAGTGCTATAGCCCCACTAAACATTAGACAATATAATGTTTCCTCAAAGGTATTCAAATCATCTCGCACATCATTAGTATGTTTATAAATTTTTCTAGCAATATAACCAGGCACAATCAATAACAATATGGCTAATTGATTTTCCATATAATCACCTCTTCTTTCTCTACTATACCAAGTTTTTATATGGGCCGCATCATTATGTTATCCATATATCCCTATAATATAAATCAGGTCTAAACGTGGTACAAAGAAATTTGTTGCATACGTAACAGCCCCTAAGTCTGGTAAACGCCGTTGTGCTCGTGACTACGGTAAACGCGCGTTTGTTATTTACGTTTATTATATAACTTGCCATTAACTTGCATCCTGTTGCAATCGCACTACCTTATAGGATTAGCTACCCTATAGCAAAAAGTCCTTGCCGAAGCAGGGACTTTTTTTTGCATTAGTGTTCTATGTATTCACTTTGTCGAGAGAGATTAATTTGTTTCCCTATTAACTCACACTATCATTATAAATTGTCAAGAATGACATGTCTATGACAGTTTTATGACAATTTTGTATTAAGCCCTATCACGCCCCATAGAAGTACAGATAGTTCTTCTATTCCCCTTGCAATATATCTATGGATAGTACGTACATCCGGCTTTTCAGGGAATGATTCAGCAATCTCTTCTAATGTTTCACCATCAATGTAATATCGTCTCACGCATTCACAATACTTAAATTGCTTTGCGCTACATTTCTCAGCATAGATGTCTAGCATGTTGTTTACATGTCTCATCATCAGTGCGGTTT